CCTATATCCATAATTTATGATAAACCTATTAAACTAAGCATTAATCCAAACCCAGTAGAAGATAAATTAAACCTATATTTAGGTGAAAATTTAAGGGGAATGACTAATGTAACTATAGTTAATAGTAGAGGCCAAGTAATATACAAGAAAAGTTTCTTAGGAGAATATAAAATGATTAATTTACAAGTTGGAGAATATAGAAGAGGTTATTATCTTTTAGAAGTTGACCACAATCAAAGAATTGGAACACTTAAATTCATAAAAGAATGAGACAACATATAACAAATAAAAAAAGAATGCTTAGACCTGTTAGAAGGTGTAAAAGTGGATGTTAGCTTTTTAGTACAAATAAATAGAGTAAAAAATGGGTAAGTAAAATGGTGGAATTGTTATTGTTAATTGTTGCTGTCATTTTGCTTTATCTGTTACTCCCCATTGTCGCTGTTTTCATGATATTGAAATATATTTTTACATTCGACAAAAGAATACTAATTGTTTGGTTTTATAGAACTGCTAGGGCTATTGATGTTTTTGCTAATGTTAATGGTGCCGAATTTTTTAATGCCATTTTTATAATTGATAAAGGATATAGATTTGGTAACCCCCAAGAAACCATCTCTTCCGTTATTGGAAAAAATCAAAGAGATGATACTTTATCATTAGCAGGTAAATCCCTACGTTGGATGTTAGATCAAATATCCCCTTACCATTGTTTAAATTCTATTAATGAAAATGCCACTAATACCAAAAAAGATACGCATTAATTGGCATTTTACGCGCGTTTACAGCATTATTACATAGTATTGGCATATATCGTTGATATTATTTAATATATGTTGATTTCCAAATAAAAGTAATTCACCTTCCCTCGTCTTTCCTGCGCAGGAGACTTGGAGTCCACAGGAAGAGTTCGTATATTTACGACGTAAATAAAAAGTTAAATAAATAAATAAATAAAAAAGTTATGTTAGATTTAGAAAAAAAAGAGTATTTAAGTAAAGAAAATATTAAAAGTTTAGCACCTAGTGTTTTTTCAGAAAAACCATCAAAAGAGGTGTCAAAACATTATGTTCACATTCCAACTGAAAGGGTGATAGATGATATGGAAGTTTTAGGATGGAAAGTTGTTGATGCAAAAGAAGTTAAAGCAAGAACATCTGGGACTAAAGGTTTTCAAAAACATTTATTGGTTTTTAGAAATGATGAAATTGTGATTAATGGTGAAGATGGTGATACAGTTTTTCCACAAATATTATTAACAAATAGCCATGATGCTAAAAATGCATTTACATTTACCGCTGGTTTATTCAGAATGGTTTGTGAAAATGGGTTAGTGATTAGCACTAAAGAGTTTGGTTCAGTTAGAGTTAGACATATGGGTTATGATTTTGAAAAAGTTCAAGAAACAATAAAAGAAATTGTTGAACAATTACCATTAACTGTTGAGTCAATGAACAAAATGAAAGAAACTGAGTTAAACCAAGAAAAAGCAGTTGAATTTGCTCAAAAGGCTTTAAACACAAGATTCACAGATGATGAATTAAAAAGAATTAAAGTTGATGTTTTGGGATTATTAGAACCAGTTCGTGAAGAAGATAAAGGATCTGATTTATGGTCAATATTTAATGTGGTTCAAGAGAAAATTATTGAGGGTGATTTTGATTATAGAGTTGGTGGTAAAGAAAGAAAAGCCAGAGAAATTAAAAACTTTAAACAAGATATTAAGGTTAATGAGAAATTATTTGATTTAGCTTTAGAATACGTTTCATAATAGAACTAATAATTTAAATAATATAAGCCCTCCAAGTGAGGGCTTTTTTTTTAAAGTAACTTGACATATTGGAATTTTTTTTCAATATTTATAGATATGGACATCAACCGTATATTCAATATGTTTAACCCTGATGATGGGTATGACTCTCCTACTAAGGAGGACCTGAAAGCATTGGAGGATTTTGAAAAATTTAAAGGTACCCCACCGTATAAAATAGGAATGTTTGAAAAAATGATTTTAAATCATAACAATGTTAGAAACCAAGTTGTTGAATTATTTAAAAAATCAAATGAGAAATTTGATGTTAAGGAAATTGAAGAGGCGGGGGAGTTTATGGCTTATAATAGGGCGTGGGGTTGGATTTCTGAGTGTGATTTAAATGATGAATGTTGGGGTGAAAGCCTGTTGTTGAGGAATAGTGATTATTTTGTTACTGCTCTAAAATTATCAATCCATTACTTTGAAGGTTATGAAGAATATGAAAAATGCGCATTCTTAAAAAAAATTGAAAATTTTCTTAAAGATAATTTGGCTCCCGAAGAATAATTTATTACATTATGGATACGTGGGTTTAAAAAAAAACAACAACACGTAAAAGGAAAAAAATGTGACCCGGTGATAGGGTGGATAGGGTATAATAGGGGTTAAATGTAATTAATAAAATAAAATGAGAAATAAAAAGTTAGTAAAAACTCGTCTCCAGACATTAAATGGATTATTGAAGAAATTAGATATGAATATTCACAGAGGAGGGGGAAGAAGTGAAATAAACGCTACACAAAGGGAAATTAGCCTTTTAGTTCAGGATATAAGTGATATTATAGAAAGGGAACAAGGGTAATATGAAACTTACAGCTGAACAAATCCAATCAAATTGGGAGTTATTTATAGGGTATATTAACACCTATATCTCAGACCCTAGGAGAGATAAACTTATAAAATTTTATAAAAAACATGAAGAAGAAATCATTATGATGCCCGCTTCTCATAAAAAGGCATACCATAATGCTTTTCCAGGTGGTTATGTTGATCATGTTAACCGTGTAATTGAAGGAGCCATAGAAATAAATAAAGTATGGGTAAAATTTGAAGCAGAACAAAATTATACAATTGAAGAACTTGTATTTTCTGCTATTAACCATGATTTAGGGAAATTAGGAGAAGAAGATAATTATGCTCATCAACCCTCAACTGATGAATGGAGGAAAAAGAATTTGGGGGAAATGTATAAATTTAATGATGCCATAGCTTATATGTCAGTCCCAGAAAGATCCATTAAATTATTAGTTGATAATGGTATTAAATTAACTACAAATGAGTGGTTATCAATTAGGTTACATGATGGTTTATATGATCCAGCAAATGAACCTTATCTCAAAAATTATATGCCAGAATTAAAACCTCGGACTTCTCTTGTATTTATACTCCATCAAGCAGACTTAATGGCATCCAGAATAGAATTTGAAAAAGAATGGTTACCAAAATTTGGTAATAAAGAAAAAATAAATAATAACTTTTCAATTAAAAAACCAACCCCCTCATCAAAAACCAAAGCTTTAGGATCTATAAAAAGTGAAGGTTTAAAAGGCATATTAGATAATTTATGATTAGTATAGTTACTATTTCCGTTTTATCGGTTATAGTCGTGATTCTTGGTTTCACGACTTTTAACCTCCTCAAGAAGAATGAAAAACAAGAAGACATTCTTATAGGGTATCTTGAATATTTAGACAGACTTTCTAGGGTTATAGAAACGTCGGAGAAAAAATTAAAGGAAATTGACCATAGTGGGGCTTTTAAATCTGATGATGAAATAGGACATTTTTTCAAATCAGTTCAAAATATCCAAGAAATATTGAACGATTTTAAACTAAAAAGATTAAAGTGATTGTGGCAAAAAAACGAAGAAAAAAATCTAAAAACTACTTCACAAAGGATACAGAAGCAGCTATAGTTAGATACAATAACGAACCCAACCCTGAGGTTAGGAGTATTATTTATAGAGATGAAATTCATTATCCTTTTTTTAAACTAACTGAGAATATAATACACACATTTAAATTTTATTATACAGAAGTAGATGAGATTGAACATTTACAACATGAAATAATAACCTTTCTCCTAACTAAAATGCATTTATTTAACCCTGATAAAGGGGCTAAAGCCTATTCCTATTTTGGTACTATAGTAAAGAATTGGTTAATAATTTATAATACAAAAAACTACAAAAAAAGAGTAAATTCTGCCCCTGTAGATGATTTATATAAGGATGAAACATATTCTTATAATTTAGAGGATGAAAGGGTAACTGATGAGTTATCTGACTTTATAGATCATTATATTAAGTATGTTGAGGATAATTTTAATTTATTTTTTCCTAAGGGGAATGATTCTAAAATAGCAGATGCTATATTAGAATTATTTAGGAAGAGAGAAAGTATAGAAATTTTTAACAAAAAAGCATTATACATTTACATTAGAGAAATAATGGCTACTAATGGGTTGGAAGTCAAAACACCCAAAATAACAAAAATAGCAAATAGATTATATGATTTATTCAAAGGTAATTATATATTTTATTTAGAGACAGGGTATATTGACTTTGAAAGGGGTTAGTTTCTCATATTTATAATTAACCAAAACCCAATAAATATGAGCCATTTAGATAAAAAAGTATTTGGGAAAAAAACATATTCCAACCTACTTAAAGAAATTTACGATAATCAAAAGAAAAAAGAAGATCAAATATCTGCTTTAATATCAGAATTAAAACCCTTGGTACAGGATATAGGGGATGCTACTTTAATTGTACCCTTAATTAAGGAATATATGGAATTAGGTATTAAAAATGATGAAGCATTAATTAAAGTAGCTACTATATTCCAAAGAATATTTGCTAACGAAGGCAATGAAGATAATGGGTTTGGAATTTCTGAAGAAGAAAAAGAACAACTTTTAAATGACATAAAAAGTTTACAATTACCACCTAAAAAAGAAGATGAAGAATAATAATGGCTGAAAATTCAGAAATACAATCTCTCAAGGATAAGATAGTTAGTGGTAAAGTTCTTTCAATTATAATGGACAGTAACCATCCTAGGTATTTTGAAAAGGGTAAAAATAAATCTATAGGGGTAATAGAATTCGAACAACTAAACCCCCCTTCAACAACTGCGGGTACTCCTCCAACAGCTCAACCCCTCTTTCCAAATATTTCCAACTACCCCCTAAAGGGTGAAAATGTAATTATATTTAAATTTCCAGGAAGGGGTTCCCAAATAAACAAATCAAAAACCGATTGTTTTTATTTACCCCCTACTAACATATGGAACACTCCTCATGTAAATACTCTCCCCCCAACTTCTAAGGTTCCCCAAACATCAAATAAAAGGGGTAAAACCCCTGATCAAATTGCTGCAGGTTCTTTCCTCCCCCCTCCTAGTAATGAAAAAGAAGAGGCATTTACTAACTTTTTAGGGGAATATGTAACTGAAAAGGGTAACATTCAAAAATTATTACCCTATGCAGGGGATATAATATTAGAAGGTAGGTTTGGTAGCTCCATCAGGTTAGGTAATACAATTAAAAACTCTCCCCCACCTTCAAAGGATGGGGATATTTGGAAAAATACATGGTCATCCTTTGGGGAAAATAATAAACCCATAACTATAATTAGAAATGGTCAGTACTCCAGCAATTTATCAGGGACAAAATTTTATATTGAAGATGTTAATAAAGACCCATCATCTATATATTTAACAGATAATCAAATAGTACCTTTAAATTTATCCTATTTCAACCCCCAAGCATACACAAATCCCCCTAAATCCCCAGGGGGGTATGCTTCCTCCCAAGTTATTATTAATTCAAATAGGGTTATTATTAATGCTAAACAGGACTCAATACTTCTCTCATCAAACTCTACAATAGGGTTAAATAGTAACAACAGCATTAATTTTAGTAGTAACAAAGAAACTATATTATCCTCAACTGATTTAAGGTTGGGCAATAAATTAGCAAAGGAACCCATATTATTAGGTGATATTACCATGGAATATTTAAATAGCTTATTTGAGGCCTTAATTACCTTAGCTAAACCATTAACCCAATTACAAGAATATGTACAGAATGATAAGGTAATCCAACAACCTAACATCCCAGTCCAACAAGTGGCTAAAGAATTTGTTGATGTTGTTGATGCCATAAGAAATAACATGGGTAATGAAGTTAAATCAAAAAACGTAAAATCAACCTAATGCCTACAAGTACTGAAATAATATCTGTTTATAGCTTTTTAAGTGAGGGCCCTGAGGTGGCCAAAATACAAAATAGGTTAATGAATTTCTTTATCCATAGGTTACCCTCCCAATTAGATTTTTATTTTCCAGATGGTTCTTTAGGTATTACAAACATATATGATGAGTTAATTGTAAGTGCTGTTAAAGATTTTCAACATTATATAACATTCAATTTTGACCCCACCTTTGTAGCAACGGGGGAGGCAGGTCCAAAAACCCAAACGTATCTAAAGTTAGATTGGGGGAATAAATCAGACGAAGAATTACAAAGAGAACCCCTCCCTGTTGGTAGGATAATTAAAGGTAGAATTATTGATTCCAATCAGAACCAACCAATTAAAGGGGTTAGGGTTAGAATGAAATTAGACCCTAATAATGATTTACTATCCATATCCAATGAAGATGGGGGTTTTGAACTTCAATTATCTGATAACATAATTTTTTATCAAGGTATTTTCCCAACACCCCCCAAATTCCAACCTATAGAGTTAAGAGACTCAACGGTAATTTCAACAGTTGAACTGGGTTCAATTGGAACAGGTTCTTTAGAAGAAGTTGAATTCTCCTCTACACCAAATTCTTTTAGTGGTTTTTATACTGACCAACCACCCAATCCCTCATTTGAGAATGACGTACCCAATGCCATTTATAACACAACAAAAGTCCAAATGGAAGTTAATACTTATGGTAAGGAAAGAGAAAAACAGATCAATAATTTGTCCTCTGAGGGTTACTATATAAGTACTTCAAAAATATTAGAGTTTACAACAAAAGAGGAGGGGAATGGATATGTTATTGAATTAAAGTACCCACAAGTTAACACGGATAGAGATGGATCAATTCAAGAAATATTACCATCTAAGGTGGCACTAAAATCTAAAAGATATACAAAAGATGAATTTATTGAGGAATCAACACCAGGTGGGGTTTATAGAATCAGGGGTTCATCTAATTTAATTACAAACAAACCAAAATCTAAGATCAAATCCCTCCCTGAGGGTTTGAAAATTGGGGATATAATAATGGCCGAAACACCTTTTGGTATTTTTACTCTTCGGTATGTTGTAGATACTGATAATATAGTCAAAAAACTCCCAACCATCATTAGAAATGCAAAGGAATATGTGGATAGATCTAATACAGGACAATTACACCAACATTACAAATGGTTAATTAAGAAGAATGGATTAGAAAAGAAATTCAAAAATAATTTAACTGATTATGTTAATATGCAATCGGATACTACTAAATTCCCAACAGATTACAACGACCCAGATCAAAAAAAATCCAAAGACCAAATTAAAAATCTAATAAATGATGGTAATTTAGACTTATTGATTAATTTCATGCTACAAGTGGACACCAGGGAAAAATCTGTTAATTTAGGAATAAGAACATCAACTAATTCTACTACAGGGATAAGTAAAATGAATACAAAAGCAGCATCAGAATGGAATCAAGGTCTTATTGCTAAAGTACTTTATCCTGGACTTAAGGGGAAGTTGAATATTTCAGAAGATGTAATTACCGAGGATCAATTACAAAATATTAGAAATTATGAACCCCCAACTGAAAAAAATCTCGGTACAATCCCCCCTCTCCAACAATTTTTAAATGATATAAATGATGGAAATACACAATATGAGGATAAAGGCAAATTTAATGTTGTAGAATTAATATATGGCCCACCACAACAAATATTCCCCAATATTCAATTAAATTTCATTTCCCCTTCATTAAGAAATGTTATGAGTTCTCCTGAGTGGGGAGTTTTAACAAAAGGAGCCCAAAATGAAATTAAAAACAAAACTAATATTAATATAACTGGTAAAAAATTAGCTAAAGTCCCAGTTCTTATTGATGATAAACTAATAGAAGAACAAAGGGATTATGTTTTAAATAAACAAAACATTAAAAACAGTAGTATTGCTTCTGATGAAATCTCCCCTATTAAATCTAATGGGGAATGGGTATGGAATTTAGGTGACATTTCAATGGTAGTAAATGATCCCAAATTGGGTCTTGATGAGGTAGAAAGAAAAAAATACATTATTAATGACTTTGTCGGTAAAGATGGGGATAAAACCTTACAAGATAGTATACTTAGGAAAGATATTAAAAATACTATAGTAGATACTATTGATGCTACAATAATGAAGGTAAAAGAAAAACTACTTCAAACTTTATATGACCAATTAGCAGAATTTGGCATTAAGGATCCTTCATTTATAATAAAAACATTAAGGGAATTTCAAGATGTAATTGATACAACAGCAGAAGATCTTGAAAACAACCCAGAAAATAACAATAACACACCCAACTATGACCCTTATCAAAGTAATAGTGATGATGCTTCAACCATTGGGGAATTTATTACTGGTTCTCTTATAGGACGTTTAGAAGGGAGAACAGAAGGAACAATAACCTCCACAATTAATACAGGAGAAAACATTGTTGATATATCGAAAGAATTACTAAACAAAGACAACCCAACAACTATAAAACAAATAGACACCAAGATAGTTGTATTAGAAGAACAAATAGAATTGGTGAGTAGTATGGATGAAGGTATGGTTAATTTAGGTTATATTACTAGGGATAGAGATGAAATATTAGTTGCATTAAATGAGGAGTTAAAGGAATTGAAAGAAAGAAAGAATATCATCCAAAACTTCAAAAAGGACATAGGGGTACAAATTAAAATTTTAGTACAAAGGGGATTATTAAATTTCCCAAAAATCTGTCCTAAAAAAGGGGGAACATTAGACCAGATAGTTATAATTAGAAACAATTTATCAAGTCAAATTAATAAAATGCAAAAAGTATTGAATGGGACTTTTGATACAATTGATATTTTTGACAAAGTTATAACAGCTTACCAACAACTCAAACTTGTTATAATAACCACATACGCCGCCTTACCCCTCCCCTTATCAACTGCCACGGCGGGTGTAGTAAGTACTTTACAAGATGCTAAGGATATCTTAATGGATAAAAACGATGTGGCAATAGATAAGATGAAAAATAAAATTGAACCTGCTTTGAAAATATTACCAATAGCTATTGGGGTATTAAATCAAATAGATTCTTATATGAAGTTATTAGATTATTTAATTGAGGACTGTGCTGAAGAAAGCAATTTAAAGAGTGGTACTTTTAACTTAACCCCATTATTAATTGCATCAAAACAAAAACAAACTATAGAAGATGAAAACCCAGTAGTTAAGGAGTACAAGGGTTTCACCTTTGAAGTAAAAGAGGAGGTATCTAATAAGGAAGTTAAAAGAAGGTATGCTCAAGCTCTTAATGCTGCTGGTAACATAAGTTTAGTGGGGTCACCATCATATAGTTCAAATGAACAAATTTTAATAAACGAGTTAATATATCAAATAGAACTTAATAAAATGGTAGCAATTTAAAATTTAATAATATTTATAAAAAACATAATATGAAATCAAGTGAATTAAAAAAAATGATTAAGGAAGCAGTTAAGGAAGCTATCCAAGATGAATTAAAAGATATTCTATTAGAAGCTATTAAAGCTCCTAAACAGGTTGTAAATGAAAACAAAAACATAAATCCCCCTACCCCTACACCCCAAATATCATCTGCTGAGACGAGACAGAAGTATATGGATGTGTTAGGTGAAACAGCTTTAAATTACACAAGTAAAGATGTACAAAGATTTAACCCCCAAGGTGTAGGAGATACTACTTCCCCTAATGGAAGTTTACCTACGGGAGAATTAGGAATGGACCAAATAATGAATTTAATGAAATAGATAATGCCCTTAGATGCCAAAAGAATATCACCCATTGATTTTAAAAAGGATTATGCTGTAGGGGTTAATTTACCCTTTAGTGGACCAGCGGTGTTTTATTCAAACTACACTACCAAGGAGGCAATTAAAAACAACCTATTAAATTACTTTTTAACAAACCCAGGGGAGAGGTATTTGCGTCCCCTCTTTGGTGGAGGTTTAAGGGCAACTATATTTGAACAGTTAGATACTGTGACTGTTGAGTCCCTAAAAGATAATATCTCAACTTCTCTCCTTGATGATTTCCCATCAGTGGAAGTTGTTGAATTAGAAGTAACCCCAAATGAAGAAGAACAAGTATTAAAAATATATTTAAGATATAATGTTATAAACACTGGAATAAACGACCAAATTGAATTTAACTTTGAATAATGAGTGAAATAAAAAGAGACATAAAATATTTAAATAAGGATTTTGATAAAAATTTACAATCAATAATAAATTATTCAAAAACCTATTTCCCAAAAACCTATAATGATTTTTCTATATCTTCACCAGGAAGGTTATTTATGGAGATGGCAGCGTATATAGGAGATGTTCAATCCTTTTATTTAGATAATCAAATCCAAGAAACATTCCTACAATTCGCCAGAGAAACCCCAAACCTATACCAATTAGCTTATATGTTTGGATATAAACCTAGAGTAACATATGCCTCAACAGTACCAGTAACTATATACCAAACAGTACCTGCATCTGGGAGTAGTGGAGAATATCCAGATTATAAATATGCTGTACAAATATCCCCCAATTCAAAAATCTCCTCGGATAACGAAAAACAAAATGTTAATTTTTTAATAGGGGATAATGTGGATTTTTCATTTTCAAGTTCCCAAGACCCAACAGAAATATCAGTATATTCCCTAACAGGGGGTAATATACCTGATAAATATCTCCTGACTAAAACCCGAAATGCCTCATCTATTGATATTACAACAACCTCATTCAATTTCACCAATCCCGTTGAATTTAATACTGTAGAAATTGAAGATGAAAATATAATAGGGATATTAGATATTATTGATAGTGATGGTAATACATGGTACGAGGTGGATTATTTAGGTCAAGAATCAATTTATGATTCTATATCTAATACCAATGAAAATGATCCAAACAATTCAGTAGAATCTAATGACGCCCCCTATCTTTTAAAGTTAAAAAAAATACAAAGAAGATTCGCAACTAGAGTTATAAACGAGAAACTATTACAAATCCAATTTGGTGCGGGTACCACATCATCAACAACTGAAGAAATCATCCCAAATTCTAATAATGTTGGTTTGGGTTTACCCTTTGAAATAGATAAATTAACTACCGCCTATTCCCCCACAAATTTTATGTTTGATAACACTTATGGAATAGCACCTTCAAATACCACCTTAACCGTTAGATACATGACGGGGGGTGGGGTTAATTCAAATATAATAGCAAAATCCCTAAATCAAATAGCAGCTGAAGATATCTCGTTTAAATCAATTAATTTAAACTCAGTTTTAGCAAATTCCACCATTAGTAGTATTGAAGTAACCAACCTTTCATCAGCTACAGGGGGTGCAGATGGGGATAGTGTTGAAGAGTTAAGACAAAATTCAATATCAAACATTTCCACACAGATGAGAAATGTAACTTTAGATGATTACATTGTTAGAACTTTAAGTTTACCCTCTAAATTTGGTACCATAGCTAAAGTATTTATTCAACCCTCCAATATACAAGACTTATACCCTGGGGAGATATCAACCTTATCCTTATACCTTTTATCATATGATGTGAATAAAAACCTTCAATCCCCTAGTGATGCCTTAAAATCTAATTTAAGAACATATTTAAATCAACATAAAATTTTAGGGGATTCTTTAAGTATAAAAAACGCTTTTATAGTTAATATAAGTGTTGAATTTGAAATTATAGTCCTTCCTAGATTTAATAACAATGATGTTATATTAAAATGTATTAATAGTTTAAAAGATTACTTTAATATAGATAACCAACAGATAAATTCCCCTATTAGAGTAAATGAAATCTATGTAATGTTAGATAGAATAGAGGGGGTACAGACAGTTAAAAATATAAAAATAGAAAACAAAAAAGGGCAAGTAGATGGGTATTCTAATTACTCTTATGATTTATCAGCAGCTACCCAAAACAAAGTAATCTATCCTTCTATTGATCCTATGATTTTTGAAGTTCGTTTTCCTGAAAATGATATTAAAGGAAGAGTAGTACCCTTATAAAAACAAAAAATGGCCGTATACAAATTATTCCCATATAAAGACACAACCTTATATTCATTTTACCCTAATATGAATACAGGAATAGATCCTATCTCCCAAATTTCAAACTTGAATTTTGCTGTAGACACTAACCCACAAGTAGCAAGATTCTTAACAGAATTTGTTCAATCTGAAATTGAAGATGTTATTAACAATAAAATAGGGACAAAACAATGGGATGTTGATTTTAGATCATATATAGCCACTGCTCAAGGTATAGTTGAATCAACAGATTTATCCATTCATCCTATAGCTCAATATTGGTATAATGGAACAGGAACATATTTAGACCAACCCTTAACTACTGATGGCGCTTCTTGGTATTCACCAAATTTCTTAAATTCAATTGCTTGGTCTTCAAGTGGTACTGATTCAACTGATCATTATGTTACAAGTTCATACAACCCTAGTTATGTAGGTGCTGGAGGAGGTTCTTGGTATCATAGTGGTTCAGATGGAACTTTATATGCTATAACCCAATCATTTGATACTAGAAGTGAAAAAGACTTAAAAGTAGGAGTTAAAACTATTGTATCCAATTGGTATAGCAGTTCTTTAGGAGTTGACCCCTCATCTTCATTACCTAATTATGGATTTATAACAAAATGGGAAAACTCAGTTGAATTTAATTCAAATGTTCAAATCCAACCTGTAATGCAATTTTACAGTGTTGATACTAATACTATTTACCCACCTGAATTAGAATTTAAATGGCAAGATTATACAACAATATTAACAGGATCAGCAACATCAAGCATAATTAATACAACAAATTTAATTTCATCATTAGCTGAAAACCCAGGAACATTCACCCCTCAAAGTGTTAATAGATTTAGGTTTAATGTAGCAGACAAATACCCTATTAAAGTGTGGTCAACATCTTCTCAATACACAGGGACGAATTATTTACCAACTTCTTCATATTATGCTATAAAAGATTTGGATACCAACGAATTTGTTGTAAATTACGATACAACATACACACAATTAAGTTCGGATAGTAATGGGAATTATTTTGATGTGTATATGAATGGATTAGAACCTGAAAGATATTATAAAGTATTAATTAAGACTACCATTAATGGTTCTACACTCATATTAGATGATAATTATTATTTTAAAGTAATAAATGGATAATGGCACAAAATAAAAAAATCAATTTCATAAGAAAGTTCTATAATAGAAAGGAGTATACAAACTTTATAGATAACTCCTTTAAAGAACTAACAGCACCAACCCCTCAAAAACGACCAGGGGAAAACGTCTTCATAGACCCCAATGAACAGTTAAATCAATTTTTTCAACTTTATGATAAGTTATTTTATATCATCCCAGAAGTGGGGGATTCCAAATCTCACGAATATTTAGTTAAAACCAGTGGTAATTTAGTTACATTAAATAATGAAGTAAATGATAGTATAATACAATTACAAGCTGAAATAGGGGCATTAAGAGAGGATTTATTAGAAAGCCAAAAACAAGCATTATTACTTCAAACAGAAAATTCAGAGTTAAAAGCAACTCTCAATATTACATAATATAAATGTCAGAAGAAAAACAACCTATATTAACAGCAGTTGATCCATTAACTTTTTACCCTTCACAACTTACTAGTGAGGATGAATCGGCTATCCAAAATACCCGAATAGATACTGCATTTAATCCTAATACTGATTATATAGAGTTATACATTTATAACCAGCTACAAGAATTATATTTCCCACAAGACCCTAACACCACAATACAATCAACAGATTATGAGGTAAATGACGAGGTAGGAAATACAGGCACATATTTTTCTATTAAAGTTGACCCTGTAAAAGAGGTTCAATCATATGGAGCCACTTCCGAAGAATATTTTATAACTTACAATCCACTTAGGAAAATTTTAAATTCCTCACCTACCTCTAAATACTTTATATCCCAAATAAGTAACGATAGGACGGAAATTATTATAAAAAGTAACCAAATAAATCAAAATTCTGTAATTACATCAACAGAATCATTTATAAACTACTTCAATTCAACCTCTTATTTCCCTGAATTTTATATTAATTTTGGGGGTAATAATTTATGTTTATCAACTAACATTCAATTAAACCTATTAAACCCTGACTCACCCTCAGTATTAATAAAATTATATGATCCCTTACCACCTGAATATGAAGTAAAATCATTATTATGGGTAGTAGAAAGATTTACAGAACCATTTGCTTATAATATCCAATTCCCCCCAGTTGAAATTAAACCCCCTTCCTACCCAGAACTTAAGGGACCTAATTTTAATTTATCTATAAAAGATGAAATAAACAATAGCTCTGAATTACTATCTTTTTCAGACCTTATCTCAACAACATCAAGTTCATCCCTACAACAGTTAAATAGTTTATTAGAAGAAAAAGGATTAACTTTAAATATTGACTATGGCGATTTTAATAATTTTGTATTCTTTTCTGATGCTTTAACTCGGCTAGAAACTTTCCAAGATAAAGTAATTGAAATTGAAGAACATAGTGCTAGTATTGCTTTATTAAATACAACAGTAGGTCCTAGTACTTCTAGTCTTGAATTTAGTTCCTCTATTGGTTTATATGAAAGTCAAATATCTACAATAACAAAAAACTTTGATGGTTATGAATATTTCTTATATTATAATTCAGGTTCATTATACTCATATCCAAAAACAACTACAGAACCCCCCTACTTATTAGCAAAGTCCAACTCTACACAGGTTAGAAATTGGTTAGGAAATTCTATTTATGGAACCCCATATTATGGGGGTATGGCTTTGTCTGCTTCTTTATATGATAACCAAAACCAAAATAATTTACTTTTTTCAATCCCCGAATATATAAGAATAGATAATGCCAATAGTCAATATGAACTATTCATTTCTATGATAGGTAATTATTTTGATAACATATATGTTGCCATAAAAGATGTTACTAATAAGTTTAATGCTGATAATAGAATTGATTATGGTATATCAAAGGATATGGTGGCAGATGCTATTAGAGATTTTGGGGTAAAATTATACCAAAATAATTTCTCTAATGATGATTTATATTCATCCTTTTTAGGAATTTCTCCTGAAGGTAATCTTTCATTATTCCCCAACACCACAGGATCATTACCAACTCCTACAGGGTATGAATATATAACTAATTATGTAACTTCAAGCAATGAAGTTGTACCCTTAAATGACACCCAAAAAAGATTATATAAAAGAATTTATCATAATTTACCTTATTTACTTAAAAGAAAAGGTACAAGAGAAGGATTAAGGTCATTAATTTCAATGTATGGTATACCTGATACCATACTTAGAATATCTGAATTTGGTGGTAAAGATAAAGTAAATGAAAATGATTGGGATTATTATTTCAATAAATTTAACTATGCTTGGAATACTCAAGGAAATTCTATGAGTACTGATTGGGTAATAAATTACACAGATTTCCCTGGGTTTAATCCTGCGGGAAGAAATCCAAATACAATCCAATTTAGATTTAAACCTCAACCTATTACAGGAAGCACTTCACCTTTTGGGCTATCCAGTGTGTCCCAATCCTTATGGTATTTAAGAAATGGATCTGATGTATCAGGATCTATTGTACTAGAATACACAGGTTCAGGTTTAGATTCAGGTTCATTAGTTAACACAAGTGGTTCATATAATGGTTCAATAAAAGATCCTTATTACCAATATGGTACTTTAAAATACATAAATTCCATAGGACAATCTGCTAGTATTTATTTACCTTTCTTTGATGGTGGATGGTGGTCAACAATGGTAACGGTTGACTCAAACCTAACCGCTTCTTTATATGCGGGGAATAAAATTTATAATGGGAAAGATGGAACTTCTATAGGATATTTTTCTTCCTCTATTACCCCAGCTGAAGGATGGTTAAATAATACAGGGGGCACTTCGTATTTTGCTCGACAAGGATTAACAGGATATCCAGGTTTTTCAGGTTCAATGCAAGAAGTAAGGTATTATGTCCCTAATATAAGTGAAAGTGTATTTAAGGATTACGTAATGAATCCTTTATCTATTGAGGGTAATTCTATTAACTCTTCACCTAATGAATTGGTATTTAGAGCATCTTTAGGTAGTGAATTAGATGTTTCAACTGCTACTACTCAAGTATCTATACACCCCAAAGTAACTGGATCTTGGGTTACTGCTTCATCTTTTACTTCCGATAGTAATTATAATTTTGGTCAAACACCAACTTATGTGTCTAACACAGAATACTACTTTTTAGACCAATTCCCCGCAGGTATAAAAAATAGAATCACTGATAAAGTAAGAAATGAAAATATCAACCTCCCATATAGTGGAAGTTTTACAAACATCCCAAATAGTGATATACTTTCTCCCTTTCAATCTATACAACAAAAAACAGAAAATAGTCAAAGTTATACTGAAGATATTAATTATGTAGAGGTAGCATTTTCACCACAAAACGAAATAAATGATAATATTATAGACCAAATAGGGTATTTTAATATTGGAGATTACATAGGG